CTGGATCTCTTGAAGTTTTTGATGAAGTCAGTTTTGACTTCATCCCTTTCATACGACTACAAAAGTTTTTTCTTCTTTTTGCTCTTTTACCCTTTGGTTTCTTCTCAGTTACCGCAGTTTGCAACTTTGAACCTGGATTTTCTCTACGATAAGCATCAACTGCCTTTTGACTTAAACCATCAGTCTTGTCTTTACGATTGACTTTTTGCCAATCTTCAGACAATCCAAAGTCTGCTCTCCAATTTGAATATTCATAAGAATCTGCTAAGGGAAGATCTTTAGATTTTGGGTATAATTTTGAAGCAGATTTTAAAACTTGAATTTTAAGTTTTGGGTTTTTAGTTGCCATTGCAGAATTAACTCTTCTTGAAAAAGGTTCATAGTCTGCAGGTTTAACTTGTTCCTTCATCTCTCCACTATCAATATAATCTGCTGCAGAATCAATATAATCTGCTGCTTTAGTAATTTTTGATTGAACCCATGCTTCTATATTTCCCTCACCCTTTTTCATTTTATTTCTTAATCTTTTTGCCGCACTAATGATCGTAGAAAGTTCAGAACGTGCCATTGAGTACTCATGATCTTTTGACTCTGGCATGTTACCTGGATGAACTGTTGCAATATTATATTTTAATTGATTAGTTGTTAATTGTGAAGGAATTGAAAACATATCCCAATATTTTTCACCATATTTACACTCTGAACGAGTCTCATCTTTTTTACATTTTGGACAATATCTTCTCATTTCCATTTCTTCATTTGCCTTTACGCAATTATTATATGTTTTACCAAACATCTTTTTAGTTCCTTTCTTCTCATAACCAGGCCAACACTTCTTTGCTTCATCAACCATAGTTTCTTCAGACTTTGTACCCCAATTATCGGCACCAACTTTACGACACTTTACAAGTGCTCCAGAAGCATATGCACTTGGCCAGACATCATATCTAGATTTTACTTTATGGTAGCAAGCATCTTTTTTACCACTACCTTTACCCTTGATGTCTCTTTGTGCTTCGTTGATTTCCATTTCTTCTTTGAGTCCTGGTTCTGGTTTGATGTAATTTGGGTCTTCTTTACCTTTAGAAAAAGTTTTTACTAGAGTTGGATTTGCTCCACCACTCTTTGCCTGCTGCCCTGGATCTTTTTCACGCTTACGACGAACTGCCGCTTTGATAATTGCCTCTCCTTTTTTACCCTTTCTCTTAAGTGAAGCAAGTCTTGCACTACTAAAACATTTTGGCGTTTTAGTTTCTCCAGGTTCGTTGGCACAAGGTGATCCATCTGCTTGCACCCATCCAGGTTTACCTTCTTTAGATTTAGAACCTTTAAACCAATGGTGTAAAGATCCACCCTTTTCTTCATTCATTTTTTTCTTGCGCCCCTGACAATGAGCTTTCTGAGAAAATCCTTTAGGATTATTACAATCAATAGATCGTTTATATTTCTCAGACCAACTCATTTTAGAAAAAACTATTCTTTATTATTTAGAAAACCTTGCTTGAGTAATTTGGACAATTCTGTAGTGGACCCCACAAAAACCGCATTGTTGGTTACATTGTTGGTTGTTTTAACCGTCTCATCTTCAACATCCTTCAATTTCTTCTGTAGATCAATGAGTTTATCTGTCACATCACCAACACTTTTAATCAGTTGTCCAGCAACTTCATATGCTCTTGGAGATCCTCCTTCACCAGCAAGTTCCATAATTCCATTAATGGCTTCTTGACCTTTTTCAATTAAAGAATAAAGATTTGCCCTAGTATATTCATAGTCTTTTTGAATATCATCCGATTTAATCGGTGATATATCTAATTCTTCCTTCACATTTTTTACCTCAACAATATTGCTCTCAATATTGAGTGCAGAATCTAAATTTTCATACTTATCTAACATAATATATTAAATATCTGTTTGTTGTGTGGGACTATAAGATCTAGAGTCAGAGAAAGTGTCCCAAACTTCATTAAATCCAAAATCATCATCTATATCAGCATCAATTGGATCTGGTGTTACTGTATATCTCATCTCTCTCTTAGCAGTATTTGTATCAGTTGAATTATAGTAATCAACTTGTACTTTACGGATAAGACCATCTGTTGAATCTGCAATAGGTCCAAACAAGTATGTTTTTGCTGTAAAATTTAAAGTATAAATTAATATTCTTCTTGTAGAAAAATCTCCTTCATAATCATCTGTAAAAGAAACACTATCCAAAACTATAGGAATATCTCTTTTTTCTCCAATCGAATCTATAAGATCTATAGTAAGATTAAACGATGGTTGAAAATATGGTAAAATTTGCTCAATAACCTGTAATGCATCATCATTCAATTTAGTCATAAGATTTAATTGAAATCCCAAATTGTATGGAACTGGCATAAAAACTTTTTTTAAATTATTTCCATCAGAAGCTTTAAAAGTTTGTGTAACACCAGATTTTCTTGTTGAATCATATTGAATAGATGTCATTTCAAAAGACATCCTTGGTAAAGTTATTGAAATTGGTTTATTTAACTCTGGTTGTTGTTCAATTCTAGCTAAAAACTTTTGAATAGGTCCGTATGCCAAAGGAACTTTTATTTCACTTATATTTGATCCTGTCTTATCTTTATGTCTTATATAAATTTCATTAAATAAAGTTCCGAAAGATATTACAGTTTTTCTAATAATTTCGTGATAAAAATAAGTTCCTAACATTAAAATACTCCAAATGGATTTGATTCTGAAAAGTCTATGATATTATCTGCTTCTGTTTCAATTTGAACATTTTCACTATATTTATCATATTCATTCCAATTATTATAAGTACTAACTGCATATGTGGCACTAGATGCAGATCCAACAATAATTTCTCCAGGATAAAATCCTTTACTGGAAACATCGTCTACATAAGATATCTTAAGAACATTAGTGTCTTTATCCCATGATTTAACTCTTGCTTGTGTACCTGAAATAGATCCAGTAACAATTTCATTAAATTTATAAGTACCTATACCAGTTAAAATTGAAGGTTGTGAAATTAATACTGTCGGTGCTTCCGTGTATCCAACACCAGGATTAATAATTCGAATAGAATTAATAGAATTAGCAGCTCCAACAATTGCTTTTGCAACTGCACTAGTTCCTACCCCAACATTTCCAACAATAGATACAGTTGGAATAGTTTTATAACCTTGTCCACTGTCTGTAACAGTAAAGGATGTAATTCCACTGTAAGTAGTTTCAATGCTACAAGTCGCAGACGCTCCTACTCCTCCACCTCCAGATATAGTTATTGTAGGTGCAACAGTATAACCTGCTCCAGAATTGACAAGTTCTATTGCTAATACTGATTTTACTCCAGATTTTGTAGTTGTAATTGCAACTGCTTGAGCACTGATACCTCCAGATGGTGCAGTTGAAATTGAAACTATTGGTGCGGATGTATATCCATAACCATCATTATTTAAATAAATTCTATCAATATATCCAGAATTTATACCGACTGTCGCGGTAGCTGTAGAACCTATAGAAATAAGATTTAATGTTGTAATATATCCTTCTTCTTGAACTTGCTCATCAATTTCATCAATTGTGGTATCAATAACTTCATCTTCATATTCAAATAATTCACACTTGAGTTCATAAACATAAAGTTTTCCTAATTGATAAAATGGTTGCTCGTGCTCAACAAATTTTACTTCAAATAGTCTTTGCCCTAAAGGGAAATATACAATGTCACCTTCTCTTGGACGAGTGGATAACTCTAACTCACCACTTGCTTCAGATTCAACCATAAATGGTGCTATAAAATCTTCAAATCTTTCTTTTGAAATAATTAAACTTAATTCATCTTTTAAATTCATTCCAAATTTTGAAAGAATATCACCCTGACCAGAGTATCCATCGTAATTATTCAAGTATGCTTCTATTGAAAAATTATCATCAAATAATGAAGATTGAATTTCTTTAATAATCGTTTGTTTCCTTACAAATTTTCTAGGAATATAGATAACTTCAACGCCATATATTTTTAATTGCTCATTAATTAATTGTTGAATGAGACTTTGTTCATTAGGTGATCCTTGTAAGAAAAATGGATTAAGTGCCATATGATCATCCTATAAAATCGTAAGGTGGAAGTTCATAATCCATAGACATTCTCTGTTTTATTTCTGCAATCTCTTTTTCAGCATCTTCATAAAGTTCTCTTCCATTTAATTCTATTCCACCAGGAAGTCTAACACCTCTAAATTTAATTAAATTCTGTCCCCATTGGCGCTTCATCAATGCCGTTAAATATTTCTTTAAAAAACTATCATTATAAACTTTTGTAAAATCATTTGGATCTAAAATTCTATAACAATCAATTACAATAAATGTATCTTTTGACTCTGAGGCCCAATCAATATCTAGATATAATCTATTTTGCCTTTTATTAAATCTTATTTGTTTATCTGTTGTCAAAAGAAAATCAATATCTTCAAGGTAAGTTTTTACCATAGCATATTGCAAAAGTTCAACAGAATTAAAATAGTATAAATCATTCAAAAATAATTGATATTTAATACTAAACATTCCACCAGATATGGAACTTGTATCAAATTTAAATATTTTTTCAATTCCAATAACGCTATCGGGAACTTGAATAAAATTTGAATTCTCATAAAAGTTAAATGATGTCGTACCTATTCCAGAAATTGTTGATGTACCTGTTGTAGTTACAATTCCAACACCATTAGTTCCTTTTGCAGATCCTCTGATTATATCTTCTTCAGTAATCTTATATTTTAAATACATTCGTTCGACACCATCAAAGTGTCTTTCTTGAAAATACTGTAGAGCATCATCTACCAAATCATCTATTTGTTCATCTGCTAAATTAATTTCTAATATAGGAGCACCTAATCTTCTTAAACAATAATCTATTAATTCTTGTCTTGTTGTCGGTTTTGCCATTAGTA